AGGGCTACGCCGGCGGCTGGTGCTACGCCGGCATGGATATCGCGGCCCGGGGCGACCTCACCGTCATCGCCTGCCTGGAGCAGGTGGGCGACGTCCTGTGGGTGCGGGAGATGGTGGAGCTGCGGCGGGCGACCTTCGCGTCGCAGATCGCCGAGGCGGACAGGATTCTGGCCGATTACCGGGTCCTGCGCCTCGCCGTGGATCAGACCGGCATGGGCGAGATGCCCGTGGAGGTGTTGCAGCAAAGACACGGCGCGCACCGGGTCTGCGGGGTGCTGTTTACGCCGGCGGCGAAGCTCGACATGGCCGGCAGACTCAAGGAGCGCTTCGAAGACCGGACAATCCGCATCCCGATTCGTCCCGAGCTCCGGGCGGATCTCCACGCCGTTAAGCGCGAGACGGGCACCACAGGGATCCCGCGTCTTGTGGCCGAGCGGGAGGGCGGCAGCCATGCAGATAGATTCTGGGCAATGGCCCTGGCGGTATCCGCTGCGGCAGAATCATCGTGGGTAATCGAGTTCGAATCTACAGGCATCCGGCGCGTCACGGCGTCGGCGAGCATGGACAGATACCTGAGGGCATGACATGACAGACGAAATTGTAGCCAGGCCGTCCGTAGTCACCGATGAAATTGCCACCATTGCGAAGGATATCGATATCTTTGCGGGGTGGCTCAAGAGATTGGAGAATCCAGACCCGGTCCTGCGTACCGAGGCTTACGGGAAGGGCCTCAAGCTATACGACGAGGTGGATCGTGATCCACACGCCCATGCCGTGCTGCAGCAGCGCATCATGGCCGTGGTCGGCAAGGAATGGGAGATCATCCCCGCCCGGTCGGCTAGAAGGCTCGGCCGCCCGGCCGCGACGCCCCAGGAGAAAATTGTCGCCGATTTCGTTAGTCAGGTTTTGGAAAACTGCAATTTTGACCAGGCACGGCAGGAACTGCTGAAGGCTATTCTGTATGGATATTACGTCGTTGAGGTTATCTGGCGTGTCAGGGATGGTCACATTGAGATCGAAAAACTCATAGGTAAACACCCGCGGCGGTTCATCTTCACGCCCGATCGAGAATTACGCCTGCTGACCCTCCAGAACATGATCGAGGGAGAAGCCCTACCGGAGCGGAAGTTCATCGTCTTCACCTACGGCGATTCGGATAACCCCTATGGCCGCGGGCTCGGTCAAAAGCTCTGGTGGCCGGTCTGGTTCAAGAAAAACGGCATCAAGTTCTGGCTCGTTTTTCTTGAGAAATTCGGGATGCCCACCGTCCTGGGCAAGTATCCACCCGGCACAACACCCGAGCAGCAGGAAGCCCTGATGGACGCCATCGAGGCGATCCAAACAGATACGGGCATTAAGATACCTGATACGATGAATGTGGAGTTCATTGAGGCCTCCCGGTCCGGGACGGTGACGTATGAACAGCTTTGCGAATATATGGATCGGCAGATCTCCAAAGCCGTTCTGGGGCAAACACTCACCACCGAGATCGGGGATAAGGGTTCCTACGCCGCCTCACAGACACACCAAGAGGTACGTCAGGAGCTCATCGAGGCGGTCGCCGATCTACTCGATGCCTGCCTGAACGAGACGCTCATCAAGTGGATCGTGGACTACAACTTCCCGGGAGTGACGGCCTATCCCAAGATCGTCACCTACGCTGCACCGAAGCCCGATCTCAAGGCCATGAGTGAAATCCACAAGACCCTCGTGGGCGTTGGCTTGCCCATCTCGAAGCAGTATTTCTACGAGACTTATGGCATCCCAGCCCCGGCGGAGGGGGAGGAGGTTCTAGGTGCCGGAGAGGTCCGCGTCCCACAGGGGTCGCCGTCGCAATTCGCGGAGCTTAATTTTACGCCGGAACAGCAAGCTGTAGAGACTTTGAAGCAGTCTTCGCTAGAAAATACGCCGGGAATGATGGCCGATGTCATCAGTCCGATTATGGATATCATCGCATCGTCATCCGATTTCGACGAGGCGAAAGCGAAGATTATGGCGGCTTACGGTGACATGGATGACGAAAAACTCACCGAATGGTTGGCACAGGCGATGTTCGTCGCCGATGCCTGGGGGAGGCTGAATGGCGGCAGCACTTGATCTCAAACCCATGCCACCCGAAGAGGCGATCAATTACTTTCGCCAGAAGGGATATCGTTTCTCCTGGCGCTGGCATGAGATGTGGCATGAGGACCACGTAAAAGCCTTCACGGTCGCTAAGGCCATGCGTCTCGATATTCTGAAGGACATCCGGGATGAGCTGGATAAAGCCATGAGCGAAGGGACGACATTCGAAGACTTCAAGAAAAATCTCATCCCTACGTTGCAGAAAAAAGGCTGGTGGGGGCGGCAGATTGTAGATGGAGAAACGGTGCAGCTCGGAAGCCCCCGGCGCCTGGCCACCATCTTCAACGTCAATATTCAGGCCGCTTACAGTGTTGGGCATTACCGGGCCATGACGGATCCGGATGTGCTCGCGGAACGACCCTACTGGCGGTATGTCGCCGTCAATGACAACCGCACCAGACCGCAGCACCGTGCATGGAACGATACCGTTTTGCCGGCAGATCATCCCTGGTGGAAGACACACTATCCGCCGAACGGCTGGAACTGTCGCTGTACGGTCGTATCGCTATCCGAAAGCGAGATGAAGCGCGAGGGGCTAAAGGTCACGCGTAATCCGGATGACGGGATGGTGATGAAGCGTGATCCACGGACGGGTGAGATGAGGCCCTTCCCCGAAGGGATTGATCCAGGCTGGGATTACAATCCCGGCGAGGCGAGTGTGCTGTGGGACCGTGAAAGGGCCACAAGGCCGATGAAAATACTACCCGGTCAGAAGACCTGGCGGGATTACGGGAGGCCGGATCTGAGAGATGTGCCAGATACGGATAGGATTCCTGCGCCGCCACTCCTTGAGGCGGGGAAGACGCAAGAGGAGGCGGTGAAGATCCTCGCCGATGCCTATGGTCTCTCTAAAGAGAAGAAATTCATCGACATCGACACGGCCGATGGCGACAAGGCGATTATTCACCTCGACTATCTGCCCCACATGGTGGCTAAAAGACAGGAAACACGTGAACGTTATGGGATGTATTTGTTGGAGACTTTAAAGAACCCGTATGAAATCTGGCTTACAGATTTTGATGACGGATTGAGGAAACAATATATTGGCGTATTCACCGGAGAAAGAGATTTGCTTGTCTCTGTGGTGCTTCGCCGTGATGGGAGTGTCGTCTGGAATATGATGCACGGAAAAGACAAAACTATAAATCACAACAGATTGGGGGCATTGGTCTATGGGAAATAAAAAACCGGGTTTACAGGGCGTCTCGCACTCCTGGCTCCGGGACCATCGGCGCCTTCCATCGGTTACGTGCCCGGACACACCGACTTCTCGACCCTGCAACACCGGTGAATCAATAATAGCAACTTTGAAGAGGTTGTCAAGTGCAAATAACGATTACGGCACACGATGAAGAGGTGAAAAAGAGCTTGGATGAGCTTCAGAGGCGGCTGAGGGATCTTTCGCCCGTGATGAAGCAGATTGCCCAGATTGTCCGCACTTCGGTTATCAAAAACTTTGAGGTTGGAGGGAGGCCTGGGTGGCAGCCATCCAGACGTGCCAAGATGGAAGGCGGCTTGACCCTGGTCAAATCGGGTAGGCTTCGTAATTCCATTGTGGCCCGTGGCTATGCCGACCGGGCTGAAGTCGGCACGAATGTCGTCTATGCTGCCATTCATCAACTGGGCGGAAAGACGCCCCCGAGGGTTATCGTGCCCAAGAGGGCCAAAGCGCTCTTTTGGCCCGGTGCAAAACATCCGGTGAAATCAGTTAATCATCCTGGGTCCAACATTCCTGCCAGGCCATTTTTGATGGTCCAGGACGAGGACTGGGTAGAAATTAAGAACGTCATAAACCGTTATCTTACGACGAGGTGAATTATGTTTGAATTTAAAGGATTTAACGATTGGATAGAGATCTTCAGGGGTGGTCGCCAGGTAGACTCGATGGGGCGTGAGCACGATGGTGACGAGCTCATCGAAAAGGCCGTGGCGAATTTCGACGCCTCGAAGCACGAGCCGCCGGTTGTGATCGGGCACCCCGCCGACAACGCTCCTGCCTTCGGGTGGGTGGAGGGGTTGAAGCAGGAATTGAAAGACGGGGTGAAGGTGCTCCTGGCGAAGTTCAAACAGGTGCAGCCGGAGTTCGAGGACATGGTCAGGCGCGGTCTCTTTAAGAAGCGTTCCGCCGCGTTTTATCCAGATGGCACACTCAGGCACGTGGGTTTTCTTGGAGCTGTCCCTCCCGCGGTTAAAGGGCTCGCGGATGTTACTTTTGCCGCCGGCGAGATTGCGAGTTTCGAGTTTGCCGCATCCGAGGATGACAAGAAGGCACAGGAAGCACGGTCTAAGAAGTACGGCATCGGCATCAAGGAGGGCGGTCACGTGACAAAACCATCTGAGTGGGCCGACGTTCCGGATGACGAATTCTTGGACCCGGTCAATTACCGATACCCTTGCCCGGATGCGGATCAAACTAGGGCGGCGGCGGTTTACTGGGCCCGGGAGCGTAACCAGGCGCAGTACACACAGGAGGAACGGGCCATCATCAATGCCCGACTCGATAAATTCAGGAAAAAATTTGGAATTGGTGAGTACAGAAAGGAGGATAACATGAATTTTCGCGAATTTATTCAAAAATTGAAGGACCTCATCTCTGGTGTGGAGAAGGAGGTGGAGCAGCCGACCGGCAAGTCTTTTAATGAAGCCGATATTGAGGCGGTTAAGAGACAGGCGGCCGAGGAGGCGGCAAGGGCGGAGCGGGAAAGGTTGCTTCGTGAGTTTGCCGAAAAAGAACGGCAGGCCCGCCAGGATGCCCTCAGACGCGAGATTTCTTCCTGGTGCGACTCAATGGTCGTCCAGGGAAAAATAACGCCTTCCTGGGTCAAATTTGGCCTGCCCCAGATCCTGGAATTTCTGGCGACGAATGAAGACGTCATCGAGTTTGGAGAAACGAAGTCGACCCTCTACGAACGTCTCAA